GCCATAACGACGTTCTAATCTTTTCGCAATGCGATTGATAACTTCGCTGTTACCACCTGCATCATACGCGATTTGACTCGCTCGAAAAGCGGAAATATCTCCCGAAGTAACTGGGTACTCTGGTAGCATTAGTAAACGTAAACATCTCTTTAGGTCTCGCTGGTTTGTTCCGCCATGCGATGTTCTGCCTAGAAAGGTGACGCCTCCTGGATGCGTTGAGCACTCTGTCTTCTCTGCGTTGATAATCCAACCGTAATTAGCAGCGTTCTGGGCTAACTCGTCTGGTGGGTAGAACCTGTCATAGCCAATAAGTGAGTCATCACCTAAGGTGTAGCATGTTCGTGGGCCCTCTCCAAATTTGAGTCTCCACAGATATTCAATGCGTAATCTGTTGATTATCGAACCACATATAGAAGTGTAGTAACTTCCTGAAGGGATTCCTTTGTGTGACCAGTAGATCTTACCGTCCGGAGCAGCAATCTTCTTGTGAATGAATAGTTGCCTTGATAATTCGAATGCCATTTCGGTATCGAAGTCCGGGAAAATAAGTCGCTCTTTGAGTAAATCGAAAGCAGCGTTAATCTCGTATCGGTGGACTGTAGCGTCGAAGCTACTCCAGTCAACAGAGTATAGCCATTTCGAGTTGCGGCTCGTTTCTGATAAAATGTGTGGTACGTTGACGATCGGGTCACTGCCTATCTGAATGAAAGTAGGTGTCTCCATGATAGCCTCTAAGAGAGGTCTAGCTGAAGTACCTTCAAGTAGAATGTAATGGAAAGCTCTTCCCCATACACTTCTGACTTTAGTCTTCTCAGTGAGATCTGTCAATTGGGTGCGCGTGTAGCCTACATCTGGAACTGACTCTTTAATTGCGTAGTCAATGCCTTCTCCGTCCTCTGCGGTAGCTGAGTACAGTGTAGCTTTAGCACGTTTGATGGCCCTCATATGGTTGAATTCTCTGAAGGGTCCTTTTGCACCGATGTAACCGTAACCTGCTGATGAGGATTGGATATAGTAAACTTGGTCGAGTTCGTCCTCGACTGAAAGCGCCCTCACACGTGGGAGGTTACGTAACCCATCTCTAACCTCTTCTAAGGATGCATGCCAGTGCTCCTGATTGAGGGTTTCGATAGGATGATTTTGATTAGCGTACTTGAAGACGGCTTCTTGATGTTTGGCTCCAGTGTAGAAACTGCGTGACCAACCTTCAATCCACTGTTTATACAAGTGCGGGTACATTTCAACGAGTTGCTCTTTTGCATACTCATCGTAATATGTGACCTCGGATGTTCGTCCGACTTGTTCGGAATGAGTCTCGTGCAAATCCTCAAGTGATCCTTGAAAATCTTTGAACTCATATCCTGTAATGTTGATTGTGCTTCTTCCCATATTGGTAGTGAAGCTGTAGAAATATAATTATTCTCCACCAAAAACCTTGTCGTGGTTTCTTTATCCACGACCAAATTTCGGTTTTGG